CGACCCAACCCGCAGGTGATCTACACGTCGTCGCCGCCACTGACGTCCGATTCCGGCGAGGTCATGTACCGCCTGCGGCTGCGCGGCGACCCGACCGCGCCGCGCGACGCCGAAGACGGCGCATGGTCGCAAGACGACTCGCTCGGGTACCGCGACTGGGGACTGCCGGGCGACCTCGAGAACCTCGACCGGCTCGACCTCGACGATCCGGCGCACGCGGCGGCGAGCAACCCGGCGCTGTCCATCCGGATCACCATGGAGACGGTCGGGCGCGAGCGCCGCTCGATGAGCCCGGACGGCTACGCCCGGGAGCGGCTCGGCATCTGGCCGGCCCGGGCGACGACCGGGGCGGGCTCGATCTCCGAGGAGCTCTGGCAAAGGCTGCGCGACCCGGGCGCCGAGCGCCCGGCCGACGTCGCGTTCGCGCTGCGAGTCAACTACCACCGCACGCAGGCGGCGATCGCGTTCGCCGGTCGCCGGCCGGACGGGCTCACACAGGTCGGGCTCGTCGACTACCGGCCCGGTACGGCGTGGGTGGTCGACCGGCTTGTCGAGCTGCGGGAGCGCTGGAATCCGGTCGCGATCGCGGTCGACACCCGGTCAGAGTCCCTGCTGCTCGACCTCGAGAAGGCCGGCATCACCGTGCCGGCCGACCCGGACGCGCCGCGCCGCGGCGAGCTCGCCATGCCGACCGCGGCCGAGATCGCCGCGGCGTACGGGCTGTTCGTCGACGCCGCCCGGCGCGAGCACCTGCGGCACCTCGACGAAGCGCCGGTCAACACGGCGCTGCGCGACGCGGGCGTGCGCAACCTCGCGGGCGGGCTGACGTGGGACGACCGCGGGCCGGTCGACACCTCGGGACTGTCCGCGGTGACGCTGGCGAACTGGGCGTACGAGGCACGGGCACACCTTGTCAGCGGTGCATATGACCCGCTGGCGAACATCTTCTAGGGAGGGTCACCCGTGCAGCGTGCCGCCTCATCCCTGCTCACTACGTACGCGCCGCGCGCCGCGTTCCTGGCCGGCCGCGCCGTCGGCTGGCTGCGCCGCTCGGTCGTCGTGCGCTCGCTGCCCGGGGCGGGCGGCGCGCTGGCGGTCGCGTACGGGCTCGGGCAGATCTACCACCCGCTGTTCTGGGTGGCGATCGGCGTGTTCGCCCTGCTGGTCGACAACCGGATGAGCTGACGTGGGACTGATCAGCGGTTCCCGCGAGCGCCGGTACAACGGGTTTACGGCCACGTTCAGCCAGCCCGTGATCCCGCCGAACAGCGCCTCGGCCCTGATGACGACGAACATGTCGAAGGCCGAGAACGCGATGCAAAAGATCGCGGTCTGGGCGTCCGTGACGCTGGTCGCCGAGCTCGCCGCGGAGATGCCGGTTGACGTCTTCTCGGCCAGCGGCGGCGCGACCCGGCCGCTCCCGACGCCCGTGTACCTCGAGGATGTCGCGGGCGACGGGTACGGAACCGCGGACTGGGTCAGCATGTTCGTGGTCTCGCAGATGTTGCGAGGCAACGCGTACGGCACGGTCGCCGCCCGCGACAGCCGCGGCGGCTTCCCTACGCAGGTTCCGCTCTACCATCCCGACACGGTGCGCGGCTGGCGGGACGTGCGGACCGGCCAGCCGGTCTGGTACGTCAACGGCTCGCAGGTGCCGGCCGATCAGATGTGGCACCGACGGGCGTACGTGCTGCCCGGCAACCTGCTCGGGATGTCGCCGATCGCGTATCACGCATCGACGATCGGGCTCGGGCTGCTGGCCGAGCAGTTCGGTACGGAGTTCTTCGCGAACGGCGCCTCGCCGCCCGGCATCCTGACCAATACCGAGGTCGACATCTCGCCCACGGTCGCGCAGACGGCCAAAGAGCGCTTTGTGGCCGGCATGAACGGTCGCCGCGAGCCGGTCGTGCTCGGCAAGGGTTGGGCGTGGCAGCAGATCTCGATCAAGCCCGAGGAGTCGCAGTTTCTCGCGACGCAGGGCTACACCTCGGCTGAGTGCGCCCGGATGTACGGGCCGGGCATGGCCGAGATGCTCGGTTACGAGACCGGCACGCCGATGACGTACCAGAACGACGAGCAGCGCAACCTGCATTTCCTGACGTACAGCCTCGACCGCTGGCTCACGAAGGTCGAGCGGGCCCTGACGGGCATGTTGCCGCGGCCGCGGTACGTGAAGCTGAACCGCAACGCGTTGCTGCGCACTGATCTGCTGACCCGCTACAAGGCGCACGCGCTCGCGATCGCGGCGCGCATCGCGGCGCCCAGTGAGGTGCGCGAGGTCGAGGACATGCCGCCGATGACGCCCGAGCAGCTCGCCGAGCTCGATTTCATGCCCAGTCCGGCACTCAAGCCGATCAGCGTGACCGCACCGACGAAGTGATGCCCGTGAATGCCCTTCGCCGGCGAGAAAGGATGATCACCGATGCGAGACCGTAGCCAGCGCGCCACGATCAGCGGCATCGAACGTCGCGTCTATCCGGTGCGGCTCGAGGTGCGGGCCGGCCCGACCGCGGACACGGCGACGATCGAGGGATACGCGTCGGTCGTCGAGGAGCCGTACCAGATGTTCGACTGGCTCGGCGAGTACACCGAGGTCGTGCGGTCGGGCGCGTTCGCGCGCACGCTGGGCGCCAACCCGCAGGTACAGCTGCTGCTGAACCACGGCGGGCTGTCGATGGCGTACACGAAGGCCGGCACGCTGCGGCTCGCCGAAGACTCGACCGGCCTGCACATCGGGGCCGACCTCAACACGAGCCGCTCGGACATCCGCAACATGGTCACGGCCATCGACGACGAGAACGTCGACGAGATGAGTTTCGCGTTCCGCACCACGCGCCAGCAGTGGTCGCCGGACTATGACCAGCGCGACATTCTCGAGGTCGACATTCACCGCGGCGACGTGTCGGTCGTCAACTTCGGCGCCAACCCCGCGACCTCGGTCGCCATGCGGGCGCAGGACTTCGACCGCCTTTCCGACGACGACGCGCGTGCGGTCGTCGAACGTCTTCAGCGGCGCCTGGCGCCTGCTGCTGAGCCCGTGCACCCGCTCGGGCTGTACCTCGCCCTGGCGCAAGCACAGGGCTGATTCCGCCTGCATTCCTGACGCCCCGGAGCTCGCCCCGGAGCGCGCCGACGCGCGCCACCACCCGAGCCACCACCCGACAGCCGCAGGCCGCCCACGAAACCCACAACCCCCGAAGGGACGAGCCATCATGCTCGAATTTCTGCGGCGGCGTCTGACCGAGCTTCTCGAGCAGCGCCGGACCGCCGCGACGGCCCGGGATGCGGTACTGGCCGGCCCGACCGCCGAGACCCGCGACCTGACCGAGGCCGAGCGCACGCTGTTCGACGAGCGCCGCGCCGCGGTTGCCACGATCGACACCGAGCTCGCCGACGTGCAGGCGCGCATCCAGCAGGCCGAGCAGGACGCCGAGCGCGAGCGGCGTGCCGCCGACGCGTACGCGCAGGCCGGTCAGACCGGGCAGCGCCAGTCCGGCGGCGCGGTCGTGACCAACGAACCGATGACGTACGGCCGGTACGCCCGCGACGCCGCGGGCAAGCCCGTCTCGTACTTCCACGACCTCGCCCGGGCGCAGCTTCGCGGCGACTACGACGCGCAGCAGCGCCTCGAGCGCCACGGCGCCGAGCTGCGGGTCGAACTGCCGGCTCGCGAGGCTCGCCGCGACGCCCGTGCGCGGGCGCAGATGGACGAGCTCGGCACGTCCGAGGGCTGGCGCGACGAGCAGCGCGGGAGCGTCTTCGAACAGCGCGTGAACCCGAACCGGACCGACGGTCAGGGCGGCTACTTCGTGCCGCCGCTGTGGCTGATCGACGAGTACATCGCGCTGCCGCGCTTCGGCCGGCAGATCGCGAACGCCGTGCGCAACCTCGAGCTGCCCGGCGGCACGGACTCGATCAACCTGCCGAAGGTCGCGACCGGCTCGGCGACCGCGGCGCAGACGGCTGACGCCGCCTCGGTGCAGTCGACCGACATGACGGACACCTTCGTCAACGCGCCCGTGCTGACCGTGGCCGGTCAGCAGGACGTCGCGATGCAGCTGCTCGACCAGTCGCCCGCGCCGGGCTTCGATCAGGTGGTCTTCACCGATCTGCTCGCCGACCTGGCGAAGCAGACCGACGTGTACGTGATCAATGGCTCGGGTTCCAACGGCCAGCCGACCGGCATCTTGAACGTGTCGTCGCCGAACGCGGTGACCTACACGGACGCCACGCCGACGCTGCCCGAGCTCTGGGTGCCGTGGCTGCAGTCGGTCTCGCAGATCTTCACCAACCGCAAGATGCCGGCCACGGCGACATTCTGCATCCCGGCGATCTGGTACTGGGCGGCCTCGCAGCTCGACAGCCAGAACCGGCCGTTCCTGACCCTGACGCAGAACGCGCCGTTCAACCCGCTCGCGCTGCAGACGGGCGAGGTCGATGAGGGTCCGGTCGGGCGCCTCACGGTCGGCACTCCGGTGCTGCTCGACGGCAACATCCCGACCAACCTCGGTGGCGGCACCAACGAGACCCGGATCATCACCCTGCGGACGTCCGACCTGTACCTCTGGGAAGGCGCGCTGCAGACCCGGGTTCTCACCGAGGTGCTCTCGGGCACGCTGCAGGTCCGGTTCCAGGTGTACCGCTACTTCGCCTTCATGGGCAACCGGCTCAGCAAGGCGATCTCGATCATCTCCGGTACCGGCGTTATCCCGGCCTCGGGCTTCTAGTCCTGACCGTCCTGGTCCGCGGTCCCGACCCTCACCGGTCGGGACTGCGGCCGGACCCTAACCGAAGGGAGTACGGTCGGATGTCGCATGACCTGACCGCCGAATACGACGGCCTCGCGGTCGAGCACGGCCGCCACATGGCCGCCGGAAAGACCGAGAGGGCCGAGGCCGTACGGGGCGAGCTCGCCCGCGTTGGCTCGCTCATCGAGGCACAGGCCGCGGCGCACACGGCCGAGGCCGAGAGGCACGAGAATGAGGGCCGCGACGTGCCCGCGGCCCGGGCCCGCATCCGGGCCCGCGAACTGCGCGAGCACCTCGAGACCGCGGCGCAATCGCTGCCGCTCGAGCAGGCCGCCCCGTCGCGCAAGCGGGCGGGAGGGCCGGCCTAGTGCCTCTCGTCGGTGGCCGTTACCCGGTCAAAAACCCGCTCTGGCTCTCCGATGGGGCGCCGGGCGGCATGTGGCGCTGTTCCCTGCCGGATGGCCGGGTCAGCGCCGTGTCGAACATGTCGGCCCTCGCTACAGGCGTGATGCTGAACACGGCTATCCCGCTGATGGCCGGCGACGTGGTCACGAGTCTGACGTTCCTGTCAGGCGGCACGGCCGCGGGCACGCCCACGCACTGGTGGTTTGCGCTGTACAGCAACGCGGCGACGCCCGCGTTGATGGCGCAGACGGCCGATCAGGTGTCGGCGGCATGGGCGGCCAACACCGCTATGACGCTGGCGCTGCAGACGGCGCAGCTGATCACCGTGAGCGGCCTCTACTACGCGTCGTGCATGGTGACGGCGACGACGCCGCCCACCTTGGCGGGCTGCACCCTCGAGAACGCCGCCGCGGCCGGCGCGGTCATCAGCGGCGCCTCGGTGCTCGCCTCGACGTCCGGTTCGGCGCTGGTCGGTACCGCACCGGCCACCATCGCGACGCCGACCACGGTCGCGAACCTCGCGCTCTGCTACGCGACATGATCGATCGGGAGTGGTGATCTGTGGCCAATGAGTACGCGCAGCTGACCGACCTCAAAGCACGGCTGCAGATCACCACGTCCGCGAACGACACAGAGCTCCAGAGCAAGCTCACCACGGCCTCACGCGACATCGACCAGGACTGCAACCGCCGGTTCTACCTCGACGGCTCGACGTCAGCGCGCATCTATAACCCGCTGAACCGCCAGTACCCGACGCCGCAGGGCATGAAGCTGATCATCGACGATATCGGCGACCCGACCGGGCTCACGGTCGAGCTCGGCACGGTCGCGGCGGGCGTGTTCACGGCGAGCGGGACGATCACGGGGTACGAGACCGGGCCCGACAACGCGATCGTGCAAGGCGGCCCGATCACGTGGCTGCTGCGCACCTACATCCCGTGGGTGTTCTACCCGCTGCAGCGGATCCGGGTCACGGCCAAGTGGGGTTGGCCGGCAGTCCCGCCACAGATCGCCGAGGCGTGCCTGCTGCGCGCCGCGCGGCTGTACCGGCGCCGCGACTCGCCCGACGGCATTGCCTGCGCGGGTGACTTCGGCGTGATCCGGGTCGGGCGGTTCGATCCCGACTATGACTCGCTGATTCAGCCGTTCATCATTCCCGGGATCGGCGGAGCGTTCTAAATGGACATTGCGGCGATCCGCGCGGCCGTGGCCGCCGCGGTCGGCAGCGCCATGTCGGACGTGCAGACGTTCGGCGTCGTGCCCGACCGCATCGAGGCGCCCGCATTCTCGGCCGGCGAGGTCGAGATCGATTACGACAAGACGTTCGGCCCGGGCGGCACCGGACTGCAAGAGCTCGTGTGCAAGGGGCGCATCTACGCCTCGCGGGCAGACGTCACGGCCGGGCAGGCGAACCTCGACGCGTACCTCGCCCGGACGGGCTCGAGGTCGGTCAAGGCCGCGGTTGAGGCCGACCGCACCCTCGGCGGCGTGTGCCGGACGCTGCGGGTCGAGCGCGTGCACGGCTATGGCCGGTATGAGGTCGGCGGCGTCGACTACTACGGCGCGCAGTTCGACATCCGGATCTGGGCACTGTGAGGGGATGACATGTCGCTGACGCCGCAGGTGCTGACCGACGCCCGGATCTACTGGGCGACGGCCGACCTCACGGGCTTCGGTAACAAGATCGAACTGCAGGCGACGCAGAAAGACCTGCCGACGACCAACTTCGCCTCACAGGGCTGGAATGATCGCGTCGGCGGCCTCTTCGAGGGCTCGGTCGCGGCCGACGTGATGTGGCAGGCCGGCGACCTGTCCATGCCCGACGACACGTGGTGGG